TAAACCAGAGGAGAACTCACATGACGTTATCAAGGCAAGTGGCGACAATGCTACGAACATATCAAAGGGAGAAAAAAATGAAACAACTTAAAAAAATTAGTAAACAAACTAAACTGAAGAATTTAACGACTTTGACTAAAATGCCAAGATATCAGACGGCGTGACGAAAAAAAGAACCGCTTAGCAACACGCTAGCAAGGAAAACAGTAAGGGGGGTGTATGATTATACCCCTCTTTTTTTATGCTTATTGATTGGCTAATGCAAATCTAGGGTTGATTGCATTGATTGTTGTATCTGGTGGATTAGTATTTTTACCTATATTAATATTAGACCTACTACTACTATTATTAACAATTTGTGAAGATGAATCATTACTTACAACAATAGGTTGAGCACCATTACCCATACCATCTATATTATTACCCAACTCATTTGATCTATTTGATAAACTAACATCAGTAGGTATTTCAACTGTATCACCTAATGCTGCTCTTAATTTTAGTATGTTTTCTGTTGCTTCTGCAAACTTAATATCATCACTACCAAGACCTTTATATTGTATATCAGATCCAAAGAAACCACCATCTATTGTACCACCCATAATTGCAGCTTCAATTGCTGGTACACTATCAACTAAATCTTGAGCAAATGCTTTCATGTTTAGTTTCTTGCCATCAAAATCTAATGCTGATATTTTAGCTAATGCACTAGATAAACGTTGTAATGCAAGAGAGGCAACAATTAATTCATCATCTTTTTCTGCTAGTTTTAGCATTTCTTCTACAGGACTTTCTTTACCTGATAAGAAACTTAATATAGATGTACCTACTTGTTTTAGTGACGCACCTAACTCACCACCTGCAAATGATGATAATGCTTCACCTACTGTGGATAGTGTTGTCTTTAATTGTTCTGCTTTTTCTGGATTAATATTATCATCTTCTAATATTGACATTGCCTTTTCAACATTAGTCTTAATATTATCTACTGTATCACCACCACTAAAGTAACCTATTGCAGCGGCAAAACCTTCTGCGGCTGAGAATGCTACAATACCTGCAGCGATACCAGTCATAGCTGTAACAAACACACCTGTATCTAATAAAACACCTGGTAATGATGATATACTTAATAGTGTTGTAACATTATCAACTATACCTTGTGCCCATTCAGGATCTGTAAAGTCTGTTAATGCACCACCAATACCTGCAATACTAGAACCAATACCAAATACTGCTAGACCATATCCAATACCCAACATTGAGAGAGCAAATTTACCACTCTCTCCCATAAGATTTTTACCTTTACCTTCAACTTCATCTGATATTGACAATAAAGTAACAACGTTATCTTTTATACCTTGACCAAAACTACCATCAGCAAATTTATCTAGTGCTGTAGTAATACCTGCGACACCACCACCAATACCAAATGCGGCAAGACCTGCACCAATACCTAACATTGATAGAGCAAATGCCCCACCTTCTTTTAATAATTCTGCTTTACCACCTACTTCATCAGATATGGATAATAAGGTTACAACGTTGCTTTTTATATTTTTTGCAAAGTCAGGTGAAGCAAATTCTGTTAGTGCGTCTGATAAACCTGCAATGCCAGCACCTAAACCAAATACACCAAGACCAATACCTATACCAGTCATGGCAAGGGTAAAGATAGCACCTTCTTTCAATAATTCAGCATTACCACCTAACTCATCACCTAGTGATAATAATTCTTTTACATTAGTTTTTACTGCTTTTGCCCATTCTATATCACCTGTAAAATATTCAAGAGCTGCGGCTGCACCTCCACCTATTGATAGTGCGGCAAGACCAACACCAATACCAGTCATTGCTAAAGCAAATGCACCACCTGTTAAGAAGAAGTCACCTAATCCATCAAATTCATCTTTGATAGAAATTAATTCTATTACATTTTCTTTTACTTTTTTACCATCTAACTCATTTAATTCACCAAGTAACATTGCACCACCACCAAGTAGTATACCTGCACCTGCGAGTAATGCCCCGCCACCAAGACCAACGCCACCAACCATACCACCAAGACCAGCCATAAGTCCACCAAAGAGACCTTTAGTTTTCTTATCTGATTTTTCTGCAGCTTCTGTTACTGCGTCTGCAGCTGCGGCACCTTCACCACCCATTTGTGCGGCATTACGTTTTGCCTCATCAAGCATTGCTTGTTGATTGTCTGCTTGTTCTTCAGCAAACTCTACTTGGTCTGTGAATATAGATTTTAGTTCAGATAGTTCACCAGTATTTCTTTTAAATTGTAATGCTAGAGACTGACCAAAAGACCTATTTTGTGTTTTTGCTGTAGATACAATAGTATCAGATAACGCTGACGTTTGAGTTTCAATTGCCTCAACGTTAGAGTTTCTATTCTCTTGTAGTCTGATAATTACGTCTTTAAAATCAGCCATAGTTTATTATTTCTTTTTTAGCGCCTGTGAACCAAAGAAGGCTGCAACAATACCTGCAACAGCAACAAAGTATGTAGGTGCCATATCACCAAGTATTTCACTTGCTGTATTTAAACCTGCAACAGTAGCAATAACAATTGCGATAGGATATAGTAAAAGACCTGCTAATGCAAACCAAGTCATCTTACGTTGAGCGTCACGCATTGCGTCTTCATCTTCTAATCTTTTACGTTTAAACTCCATATCTAAAGCCATCTCATCTTTTGAAATGTGTCCATCACCATTGACATCTTTCGCTGCCACTTCTGGATCTACTGTTTTTGTAACTGCTTCGTCAGCCATGTTATCTCCTTCTACTTTGCGCCTCTCTCATTTTTTCGTTTTCTTTCTTTACATGTTCATTTAGTAAAGTCAGATAAACCTCACGCTCATAAGGCAACATATTCTCAATTTCAGTTAACGACCAATGGTGTAACTGTATCATCTTAAAATTCAAATCATAAAAGGTTTCGAGGTTTATATGCGAGAGGCATATTAAAAAAAACTTCGAAGACCTTGTAATTTAACAGTACCCTTCTTTTTAGTTTTAGGGTGTGTTATTTTTACATCATGTGTTAGTTTTGGCATACTTGCAAAAAACTTTTGTATAGCAGTAAATTGTGCTTGTGTTAAGTTTTCCAAAAATTCATTTATTTCTTTCTTACTTAAATCTTTTGCTTCATATGTTTCAACACCATCTACTATTTGATGAATACAATTAGCAGTTAATGCTATTGTGTCATCAGCAGTAAATTTTGATAAGTCCATACCTTGAAACGTCTTAACAGTAGGGTATCTCATAATAACACTAACATTATCAGTTAGACTAATCTGGTTAGTATGATCATCATCCATTTCTACTATTACTTTAGACAAATCAACCTCTGTTGGTACTTTTACTTTTTCATCACCAGGAAAAGATAAGTTTAGTGTAACTTTCTCACCTACTGATTTAGAACGTATCTTTAAAAAGATATATTCAATATCAAATGATGGTAACTGGTCTACATTTATTTTACCAAATGTACAGTTATCAACTATTTGTAGTATCGAATCAGTTACTTCATCACCAGTACCTTCTTGTGCTTGAAGTAATATCTTTTCTTCTTTAACGAGAAAAGGTCGATACTTTATTTTTTCATCTGTTGAAGGAATGTTCAACTCAAATGTTTGTGTATTTAATATAGGCAATGCCATAATTTATCTCCTTTATATACTAAAATGTAAATGGTGGAAATATCTTACCACCAAATACCTTACCAATTGGAATAGAACGTTTTAATTGATTTATAACGCCTCTTCCTGTTCTTCTTAATTCAGGTGGAAATCCAGATAAGAATCCGCCACCAGGTTTTACAACACCAGAAGATAGTCCACCTACCTTACCTGTGCTGTCAATATCTAAATCAAAGTTTAGCCAATCTCTATATGAGAATGTTACATTGATTGCAACAAATTGATTGTTACCACCACTATCATATTGTATATCACCAATCGTTGATGGAAAACACTCTCTCATTCTTACACCATATGTTACACTATCTCTATCATTCAAACTATCAAATTGACCTAATTGAAATATGTCTATGTTACTTACATAATCATCATAGAAGTTAAACATACCATTTAGATTATCATACATGGTAGATTGCCAAACTTCAAAAAACTGTCTTAATCTTAAAAATTTATCACCAATAAATGTTGCAGTTACATCGCTGTATTGTACACTTGTTGGATACTTATAAGGGGCACCTGCAATACGATATGGTGCTGTAGTAAATGTTCTTGCAGGCATAGTGATATTAGTACACATCAAAGTTATTTGTTGTCCTAAATCTCTTTCATATTGTAGTTTAGCTGTTTTATTGCTAGTCGTTTGACCAGCAGGCCCTGGACCAGGTTCTGTTGGATTAGATGTTGCAATTTCTCTATCTCTTAAAGCTGCTGTAAGCACATCATTCTTTGGTAGATTAATATTAACTAAAAAACGAGTATTACGAGCAACACCTTCTGCTTTGGCTATTGCAGACCTAAAACGATTAAGTGTTGTTTCTGGATTTGCTCTTTGTTTTAGTCTAGGATCACCAGGTATGTTATCATACTCTCTACCTCTAGGTAAACCTATTCTTATATCAAAGGGTCCTACTCTTTTGCCGCCTCTAAATATTGCCATAGTATTATATCTTTCTCCTACTATCACGCCATACTTGACTAGCACTTGCCTTTTTAAATTGTGCTACTGGCATAAAGATTGCAGGCGCATAATCATCCTCTTCCAGTTCTAAAAATCCACTTACGAATTGTCTTCGTAAATAGTGTTTGATTGTTGGTTTAACTTCTCTAATATTTTTTAATTTAGAGTAATTACCTGTAAAATTTCTTCTATCAAGTGTCTCTAATAATTTCATACGAAGTGGTATTGGTAAGTAGTGAAAGTTAATACCTAAGAAACCACCTTTTGCTGATTGTATTGGCATAACAAGTGGAAACGTATCATAGTATGGCAACGTTGCTTTGAGTTTAGGGTTATATCTAAAGAAATGTAATTTATTAAACGTAGGTGCTTTCTTTAATTTATTATCACGCATAAGACGAGCTGCAGATATTCTGTTTGATAAGTCTGCTACCTTTTTCTTATACCAATTGATAGATAAATCTCTATCACCTGCCGCTTGTCTGATTGTATCAAATATACTTGCCATCCAACTATTTATCTAAATAATTAGAATGAGAAAGATAAAAAGAATGTCTAATAGAATCCTGGTACAAGGTAAGTTTAGACCTAAGAATCCATCAAAATATAAGGGTGACCCCACTAATATTATATATCGTAGTTCTTGGGAACTAACTGTATTTAAGTATCTTGACAACAATCCATCAATACTTAAATGGGCAAGTGAAGAAATGTTTGTGCCATATAGACATCCACTTACTAACAGAATAAGTCGATACTTTCCAGACTGTTGGTTGCGTTATAAAAATAACAAAGGTGAGATTGTAGAGACAGTATGGGAAATCAAACCAAAGAAACATACCATACCACCTACTGTACCAAAACGCAAAACTAAAACATGGAAGTACAATGCAGAGCAATATGTAATCAATGACGCAAAGTGGAAAGCATGTAAAAAGTATTGTGATAAAAAAGGTTATGGGTTTCAAATAATCACGGAAGATATACTTAAACATTGGTCAACAATACCTCCACTATAACACATAAATAGTCTTATGGCAAGTATTGCAGACAGATTAATAAACAAACTGGTAGGTGGCGTTTTAAATAAAACTGCTACTGTATCATCATCAGCACCTATTCGTAATAGTAGAGCAAAAGAGTTTAGTAATTCAGACCCTTTTGATCAATCTAATGAGAATGAGTTTTCATATGGTTCACTACGATACCCATTAAATTTAGGTACCACAGAGGAATATGGTCATTACATATTGTTTCATATATTTGAACGTACTAATTCAATATATCATGGTCCACAAGAAGTAGAAGTAGCAGAGGCTGTAGATGATGAACAAGGATTTGATATACCAAAAACCAAAACGGTACCAAAAGCACATTTAAACTTTAGTCCTGGTGTCGTAAGACAGCAAGATGATGAGAGTATAGGTAAGATATTTAAAAGACAAGATGATAGTTTATCAAGAAGTATAAGTGGTGGCTTGCGTAAGAGTGGTAGACTAAAACGAACAAAAGACACGATTGCTTTGTACATGCCAAATGGTTTAAAAGCAGAATATGGTGCCAACTATAAATCTAGTGAATTAGGTTTGGCAGGTGTAATCGCACCAGACTTGGCAGGTGTGTCAAGCATTGACCAATTAGTGTCATCATTAAAGGCTGCAGGTACAGGTGCCGCAGTAAGAGATTCCATAGCAGATGTTTTAGGTGTAAAGGCTGCAGGGTTTGTTGGTGGTCTTGTAACAGGTGGTGGTGATGTAGAGGGTGCAGTAAGAAAAACATTAGGTAAGGCAATGAATCCTGCAGTAGAGGCTATCTTTACACATGTTGACTTGCGTAGTTTTGATTTTAATTTTAGATTTACACCTAGAAACGAAGCTGAGTTTAGAACAGTTGACGCAATAATTAAGTTATTTAAGTTTCATATGTTACCAGAAAGAGTGCAAGGACAAAACATAGGTAGACATTTAATATTTCCAAGTGAATTTGATTTACAGTTTATGTTTGGTGGCGTAGAAAATGCGTGGATACCATTTGCTGCCTCAAGTGTATTAGAAAAAATGAGTGTAAACTATGGACCAGGTGGTGAAACACAGTTCTTACAACCTATAAAAGTACCAGGTGGTCTTGCGCCTCCACCAAGTGAAATCAACATGACACTAACATTTAGAGAAACAGAAATCATGACAAAAGAGAAAATTGCAGAAGGCTTTTAATGGAACAGACTATTGAAAATTTTGAAGGCACAAAAGTAGTAAATGTAAATGAGGGTACCAGTATGGGTGATGTACAGGCAGGTATTGAGTTCATTTATCACATGAGAGAACATATATTAGATGTAGGGGTCGCAACAATATATCTGTTTGCGTGTTATGCTCTGTATCTATGGTTAAAGAAAGTCATTAAGTAATGAGTTATTTTAGTAAATTTCCTAACTATGCTTATGATTTATCTGATACACAGAATAGAACACTTATAACAGATTTATTAAGGCGTGTCAATATGAAAGGCAATGCAAAAGCAAATACGCTAGTCTTTGATAATTATACAGTACAAGATGGTGACCAACCAGATATGGTCGCACACAAATACTATGGTGATTCCACACTACATTGGGTTGTAGTGACAATTAACAACATAACCTCCCGTTATGATTGGCCGCTAGATCAAGTTGCGCTAACTCAATTTGTAAACGATAAGTATTCAAATCCCGATGGCACACATCACCATGAGATTAACGCAACATCTGGCGATACAACAAGAAAACTGACTGTATCAAGTGATACAGATGGCGCAACAGCGATTACAAACTACGAATACGAACAAACACTAAACGACAGTAAGAGACAAATACGTCTTTTAGACCGTGCATACATACAACAATTTACAAGAGATTTTGAGAGACTAATCAAACGAAGAAGATAATATGGCAAAAGATTTGCAATTTGCAGGTGACTATAAACTAGGGCCTATCGTACTATACTCAGCCAGTGATCCAATAGACTTGCGACCATTGATGTTGGA